GGAACAGACCACAAGTTTGCTGAATTAGCTGTATACGATGAAGACAGCAGGAAAAAGGTGGAGAGGTTGCTGGAAACTATTGAAGAAGACCCAGATCGTCTATGATTTATATTTTACGAGCAGGAAACTCAGACAAAGTAAAAATTGGCTTTAGTAAAAGCAACAGGAGTTTAGATAAAAGAATCAAAGCTCTCCAAGCATGTAGTCCTCAACGTTTAAAATTAGATGGTAAAATGAGAGGTAGCAAACTTAAAGAAAGGTATTTGCACCATTTATGTATCAAAAGACATCTTCATAATGAGTGGTTTTCTTTGACAACAAAAGAAGTTTCGCGTTTGATAAAAAAATATAAGCATTTTAGCCCTACAATTTATCACGGTAAAAAATTTTCTTTGACAGAAATTTCTATGGCATCTAGGAGATTAAAATCCAAAGGGAAATTCAAAACAATTCCCCCAGATCGACTGTGATATTTCCAAATATGGACTACAATTTTACAGCTTTTTTTAAAAAAACTAATTAATTTCTATGATTCCTAAAAAACTAAAATATTTTCCTTGGATGTCGAGGGAAGCAATAAAAAAATCTAAAGCTTTAGGTTCGATCAAGAATTCAATCACATCTGGAGGTGGAAATTTAGCTGGTTACCTTGGCGAAATAGCTCTAGCCAGACACCTAAAAGCAGATAATGTTTCTTGCGATGAGGGGAACGAGAAATACAATTATGATTTATTAAAGAGCGGAAAAAAGATTGAGGTTAAAACCAAGAGGAGAACGAGAGACGTTGAAGGTCATTACGAAGTCTCTATCGCTGCAACCAGCAAGCATCAAAAAACAGATGTTTATGCTTTTATTTCGATCACCTTTGACAAGAAAGAGGGAAAAGGTAGAAACACTACTTATCACAAAGTTAAATCAATTTGGTTATGTGGTTACATGAATCAAGACGAATACTTTAAGAAGGCTAAGTATATGCGTAAGGGGCAGATAGATATATCAAATGGTTTTAGAGTTCATGCAAACATGTATAACATGCCTATAAGCGAATTAAAAAGTAATATTAATGAAACATAAAATACAAGAACTCATTATTCTTTTGGGGTCTATTCTGATTGGTATTCCAATGGGATTGATTGTTGGGCTAGTCTGTTGGTTTAAGTTTCCATTTGAAATATATGCCACTGCTAGAATTGATTTAGCTAAAAGAAGAGTAAGGGAAGCTGAAGAGCTGATCGAACAATACGAAAAAGAAAACTCTTCTGAAGGAATGTGGGACAGACATATAGAAAGAATAAAATCTCAAGAAAATAATTATGACAACTGAAGATCTATTGAAACTGCATAAAGATACCTGCGATACTTGCAGGGACATTATGAAGCAAAAAAATAACGATTATACTGGAGGGAAAACTTCGAAAGATCCCTTCGCTAATTTTAACGCTGCATCTGTCCTTGGGATTGATCCAGTGCAAGGCTTACTGCTTAGAGTCATTGATAAGATTCAAAGGATTAGGTCTTTCACAAATGATAAGGAGTTGAAGGTCTCAAATGAGAGTGTCGAAGATGCTTGCGATGATATTGTTAATTATGCAATTTTAGCAAAGGCGATGCTTATGGAGCAGCGGGAATCATTTTAAATTAAATTTAAAAAAGCCTTGCATTGGGGTGTTCGATAAACCATAATGGCCTCGTTATGGAATTCGAACATCCCATTTTTGTTAGCCCGGAAGAGTATGAAGAGTATCACCAGATCATGAATGAACTGGCAGAGGAAGCAGAGAGAAACACTCTACATCCCCAACCTAAAGATCTTGGTCTGGAAAATAATTCATTTTTTAATCAAAAAAATATTGACTCACCCAGAGTCCGAGCTTAATCTACATCCAGTTATGAGTAATACAACAAAACGAGGTCGTGGTCGCCCCAAGGGTTCAACCAGTTTCATCAGCATCAAACTTGCTGATCTTATCAACAATCTTGGTCCCAATGCCAACGTGTCAGTCAGTAAAAAGTGGCTTGATTCGGTTGGCATCGAGATTCAAGAGTCATCTGCTCCATCTATGGTTGTTTCTTCGACCACTGATGAGCTTGAAGCTACAGAGACTATCCAATTCCAAATCCACTAAGCTATGTTTGAAAGACTTGTAGGTCAGAGTGAAGTCAAGGGTCGCCTTGATTTCTATGCTAAAGCTCACAAAGCTGGCTCTATCATTCCACCCATCATGCTCAACGGAGCTAAAGGTTTGGGTAAGACTGAGTTCGCTAAGGAGTTCGCCAAGGGAATCAAAAGAAAACTTCTTGAGATTAACTGCGGGACAATCCGCAATGCTCAACAGTTTTTTGAACAGGTCTTCATGCCAGCTATCGCTGGAGAGGAGATCACTGTCCTTTTGGATGAGTGTCACGCTCTCCCTAAAGATTTGGTTGAGGTATTCTTGACGGTGTTCAACACTGAGGGGAGTAAGAGCAAGCAAGTTTCCATTGGAGAAGGTTTCGCCACATTCGACTTTGAAAAGCAGAATTTCTTGTTTGCTACTACAGAACTCCACAAAATCTTCGATCCATTGAAGGATCGTATGACTATTGTAGATTTCAAGCCTTATGTTTCTAAGGAGCTTGCTCACATCATTCAGAAGAAAATTGATTGGGTTCAGTTCGATAAGGTTGTCCTTGATCAGATTGCTGACACCGTTCGCGGTAACGCCCGTAGCGCAATCAAAAGAGCTTTGGAGATCAAAGCATTCTGCGAGATCAACAACAATCCAAGGGTGGATGCAAAAGCTTGGCTTAAAATAAAACAAATCTTGGGGATCAAACCACAGGGTTTAACTAACCTTGAGGTCCAGATCCTTGACATTCTCAAATCCAACGGCCCTAGCTCCCTCCAGATGCTGTCTGCTGTCACTGGGATGTCTCGCTCTGCCATCCAGCTTGAGGCAGAGAACAACCTCCTCCGAAGTGGATTCATGGAGATCGATGGTAAGCGTAAGATCACAGTCAAGGGAACAAACATATTGAAGGAGTTAGCATGAGATATGTAGTATCACAATGGGGAACAGGCTTGTCGATTGGAATGATTGGCAAGCCAGAGGAGGTGGAAGAAGATAAGAACTTGGCTCATAATATATTTGGGGCTAGATCATATGATGATGTGTTTAATGGGCGCATCAATTTCAGTAGTATTTTTTATTTTTATAAATTCCTACTCTACAAACATGCCCTCCCATACATGTTCCAACATGGCGGCTCCCTTCGATCAGCGATCAAAGCCACCAAGCACAAGGTCAAGGAATACACCATAATCAAAGACAACTTCATGTTCCAGATAAGTAGATTGCCCGTGGCTTATAATGTAGGATTATATAATGATGGGGACTTTGGGTATGAGTATGAAGACTAAAATATAATTAGTTATAAATGAATAAAAAAGAATTTAAGCCAATTCCCAAAGACATAGGGGATTACCTTGCTTACAGTGAAGAATCAAAAACTGGGCTTATTAATAAAGTTCACAGGAGTGGCAATTGTAGAAAAGGCCAAGAATCTGGGTATGATGGCCTAAATGGATATTACATAGTAGGGTTTGAAAACAAACTTTATAGGGTTCATAGGGTTGTTTATTTTCTCAAGACAGGTGTAGACCCACAAGAAAAGCAGGTTGATCATATAGATGGGAATAAATTAAATAATAAAATTTCAAATCTTAGGTTAGCTGATAACCAACAGAACAATGCTAACAAAAAGAAACGAAAAACTAATACTAGCGGAATAACTGGGGTTTATTGGCGAAAAGATAGAAACAAGTGGGAAGCGGATATTATGGTTTCATATAAATCTCATAAACTTGGCCACTTTGATGATTTTGACAAAGCTGTAGCGGTCCGTGTAGCAGCGGAGCATAAGTTCCAACAAGGATACAGAAGTAATCACAATGATCAATACGAACTACTCACTCCAGAGCTATTAGAATGGAGCAAGAAGTATTTAGAAGATAGGATAAAGAAACTTAATTGGGACATATAATATTGTTCATTTGTAATTACAAAATTCTTTTGTTTGTTGCATATTGTAGTGCCGAACACTAAAACCACAACATATAGTATAGTTTTACGTCCATATACCTACTG